ACTTCTTTACCTCTAAGTAGTTGCTCTTCCGCCGTCTTTGGCACTGTCTTGATATCCGACAAGTGTTTTAAATCGAGTTGTTTTGCGGCACCTTTTTCTAATTTAAAATATCTTAAAAGGTGTTCAGGCATCATCCCTTCGCCATTCATGTTAGCATAGTATGTTAACCCGCGAGATCGAAGTTCTTTGGCAACGCAAGTCATACCACAATTATAATTTGTTGGTTGAAAGAACGGATCAAAGGAATTTGTTGTGTAGTTCGGATTTATATCGCCATACACTTTTTTAAGTCTATCTAGTTTAACCATCGAGAGAGCCTCGGACTCCCATAAAAAAGGTTGACCGCTTCTTGCAAGTTTAGAGAGGCTTAATAATTTCTGAGTTCTCACTCCTCCATAAACAGCTAAACCTGCTCCTGCAACAATAAGTCCTGTCTTTATTAACCCTTTTTGCTTATCCGTTAAACCATTTTGATTTTTGCTATTTGTGGAAGAAGTGGTTCCCTTTTTTCGAGAAGCAGTTGACTTTGCAACGGAGGAACTTGAACCCGAACCGGATTCTTTGCTACCTTTTCGTCGACCAACTAAGTCTTCTTCCTTCCGTACACCCCAGTGCATGCCGAGGACACCGTAATGTTTTATTTCAAGATCTAATTGCATCCTTGTCAGTCCCCCCCAAATATCATCCTCCGACATGCCACCTATTTCTTTAAAACCAAGTTTTTTATAAATATGATGAGCATCGGGGGCATTGCCTGGAACTTCTAAAGTCACCTTTTTCAACTTACTTTCTTGGGCAATTTGGATTGCGCCAAGCATGGCTGCCGTAGCATAACCGTGGCCTCTTTCTTTATTCTTAACCCCAACCCAAATTACGTTAAGCTCATCACCACCTTCTTTATATAGTTGCATGTCACCTATCGTTTTCCCATTTTGGTCCTTTAAAGTAAAAAATAAAGAACGCTCAATGTTTTCCTTAGCTTTTAAAGAATGTTTGGCAATGAATCGGGCAAGTCTTGGTGTTGGTTGTTTATAGAAAGACATTTCGGAGCCGTCTTTTGTTTTGGTTCGTCGACTTGGAGCTTTCTCTTCTTTTCGAACTCCCCAATGCATTCCAAGAACACCATAGTGTTCTAAATAATTTCTATAGTCCATGGCACCTCCTTAATCAAATGCTTCTTTGTTTACTTTGTAGGCAACATATGCATCCATCAAAGCAGATACACTATCGATCTTTTGATCGTATCGTTTTTTAAGAAGTTTTCGGTTTCCGTTAGTATCTTCGAGGGTAATATCGTTACCCATTGTGAAACACATTAGTTCCTCGTCAAATATGAGCATCCTTTCTTCTGAAAGAATCTTCAACTCACCTAAAGGAACCGATTCTGTTTTTACACCTTGGATAACTTTCTCTAGACCATAAGGTCCGTTTTCTTGCTCCCATCGAGTTACAAATTCTCGGGCATTGTAAGGGTCGAAGCCGAAGCAACGAACATCATAACCTGTTTCTTGAAGAAACTTATCGAGATCTTCATACACCTCCATCATGTCGAGAACTGTGCAATCTAAAACCATAAGACTTCCTTCTTTTAAGAATGTATCATACTTAATCCGCATAGCTGCGGGGAGTTTCATTAGAGTTAACGACGAAATATAACATCGCGTCTTGACTCCGTAATTCCCGTTCGCTAATGGAAACAAGAAGGTGAATGCGCAGAAGTCATCGCCTTGAGAAAGGTCTGCGCCCAAGGCACAAGGCATTCCCCAGAAGTCTCTTTTTCGGTGAGGAATCGTTTCTTCATAAGTAAAGAAGTATGTGTAACCTTCCATAGGGATTCCGAATCTTTTTGCTAAAATATCATTACGTGAGGCCGGAGCTTTTTCAGCCCTTTCGACATCTAACTGATAAGTTTCATAAGAGACGGTTTTTCCAATGTTCGGATTTGCTTTTAACCACATTGCTGGGTCGGAAACTTCTTTCACATCGTCCAAACGATAATACCAAATCGAGACATGTGGATTATAGTACTCGCCACGAAGAATATCCATTAGTTCCATTTTGATTGTGTCCCCCGAACTGTTTCTGACAGTACCTTCGGAACTCATCGCGATGATTATATAGTCATCCATCTTTGATGCGCCTTGTTCTATTGCACCGATGACATCTTCTCTGATATCTCCAGATAACCATTCGTCCACTGTAGACAAATAAGGTCTTAATCCTTGGAGTTTATCGATACTCATGGGACGAACTTCCAGCATAGAGCCTGTTAAGAAGTTTTCAATCCCTTTCTTGGTCGATGCTAACTTCACACGATTCGCTCGCGAACCTGTTGTGTTTTGTAAAGAGCCTTCCGTTAAGAATTGAAGAAGTGGCCCTCGCGCGCGTGTAATCGATGTACGAATCGGAGACATAACTTCCTCTGCCTGTTTCATCGTCGGCGCCGTAGTGATTTGTTGGGTGGTGGCCGTGTTTACATTTAAACCGTAACTCTGCCAACACGATGCGTACATAGATTTGGCAGCACCTCGAGCAACAATAAGATACTGCTTAGTTACTAAGCGTTTCTTAATCATCTTACGAACGTAGTTTCCACCATGATTATCAGGGGTAGGTTCGTATACGCTACGTTCGACATAATAATACCAGCCCATAACTTGTTCTGCCCACAGTTTAAAAGAATCCAATAAATGAAGATCCGAACCATCGGTTAATGTTAGCTCACTTTCACAATATGCGATCCAACCCTCAACGGCGTCTTCATCATAATATATACCAGGGTTTTCTATAAGCGAATCTATACGATTCATCTCTAGAGATATCTCTCGGCATACTGGAATATCGCCTCTTAAAACACTATCTCGGAACTGAGCATAGTATTTAGGGGTCGCAGTGTTTGATAAACCCATAAACTATGCTCACCTCACTTTCTGTCATTTTTTCTCGAAAACCCCAAAAATATGAGGCTCTATTTTACGTTCTAAGCGACTTTTTTCAGGTAGGTGGATACTTAGTACCCCTTAAAATATGGTTATTATTTGCCGTTTGTGAATGTGAAGCGAAGAGTCTCTTTGACAGCGGCTTTAGCACTTTCTTTACCCATCTCCCTTAAAATTTCAGCTAGGAACTTTTGCCCAGCTGCAACTTTTTTTGGATTCAGATTTTTATACTGCTTTTCAAGATTTAATCGCTCATTTAGAAGTCGAAGTTCTGTATTAGTCATTGTTCTTGGGGATTGCTTTCGAAGTTCTCGGGTCTTCTTATAGTCATCACTAATAGCACGACGACGTCCTCGACGAACCCCATTCTCATCTTTTCGAATACCCCAGTGCATTCCTAGAACGCCATAGTGTTCTAAATAGTCTCTGTAATCCATAAGCTCTACTCCTCCTCTATAACTTCTTCCACAATAGGTGGTGCAGGGTCAACTTGCACATTTATACGGAACTCCATTTCGGCAATTTGTCGTTGCATGGAGTCTAAAACAAAAGAGCTTGATGGTGGGTCAAAGCTTAAACGAACTTTAAGATAAATATACAACTTGATGGGCTCAACAAAAGCAGGCAGAGGGTATCCGAGATAATCCTCCCATGTTTCGGTGGAGTCAATAATCGAAAAACCGGCTTCAGGTCCTGCTCCCATTTGCATAAGCGTGAATAGTACAGAGTTTATGTGCATAACCAGTTCTTCATCAAAGTTGGTGTAATCCACCCCTAACCCTAGTAACTTCTTGATCGAAGTTAAGATACTATCCATTCTACTTCTCCTTTATAAATTCCTCCATGATGTAACCTTTAGGAATGTCATCACAAAAGACGGAGACCCATCCTTTTCCGTGATTACTTTTTATGTCAACTTCTTGGCCCACCGGCAGAATACCTAAAACTTCTGCATTCTTATGAGGAGCTTTTCGAACGTTTACTGCACGACAGTTTATAACAACCCCTGCTCTTTCCGTTTTCGAACTTTCAATTCCATTTTGAGGTTTGGTTTCCTCGGAATCGTTTACAAATGTAGTATAATCAGTACTCATGATTTTTCCTCCTTTAAAGCCACGGGCAAGTATCGAACTTGCTTCGTGTAATTGGTATTGTTGGTAAAAGTGTTTTATCACTAAAGTGAATAGCATTATGCGTTGTTAAAGAAACGCAAACTAAAAACTCAGGATCTAGGACTTGTTCAGGATGATCTTCGAGATCTTGTCGCGTTACAGGATTCATATGATGAATTAAAACTCGACCTTTAATCTCGTACTCAGGATCTGCTAAGTCGCATCCTTGATCACGAATGATAACAAAATCTCTGGTTCTTAACCATTCCACTGACCGATAGAATCTTTGATTAATGTATCGATCAAAACCAAAAGTTTCTTGTCCTACTTCTCCTTGAAGTTTTAAGTATTCAAATCTTTCTTCAAGACTTGGTAACCGTTTTAGTTCGGTGTACGTTCTAATCATCGTAATCATCCTCCCTTTTCTGGCCGCCATAAAGACGCATCGCATTCAGGGCATTACTGTACAGTTCTTCAACACGTTTACCCGAGTGAATTGCTTCTGTTTTTGCTTTAAGCAATTCTTTTTGCTCTTGAAGAATTTCTTTTTCAATCCGTTCTTTTGTCGAACCTAATTTTAAATAGTGGGTGATTACTTGCGATGATGCTATTCCTTCAGAAAGCT